AGGTGATTTCGGCGTGATCATTTCTGATGGGCAGCCGATCAATGTTCCGTTGCAGGCGTTGGGTGAGACGGTCCCGATGCTCAACGAGGGGTATTTCTATCCCGTTGACGGTTTCGCCCTCGATAACAGTTACGCGTCGTTCTCAGCGATGTACCGGGCGCAGCCGTGGCTTGCTGCGGTGATTGACAAGGTTTCCGGGTCGGGTGCACGGCTCGGTTTTGACGTGTGGGATATGACGGCCGGTCCGGGTAAGGCTCGGGCGTTGGCGTCGGATACGCCGTTCGGGAAGTTGTGGCGTGACCCGTGCCCGGTGATGTCGCGTTACGCGTTCTTCCGGTGGACGTTCACCACGTATGAGCTGTATGGCGAGGCGTTCTGGTACAAGATCCGGCCGCGTCCGAATGGTCCTGTGATGGGTTTGGCACCGATGCACCCGTCGAGGGTTTTCCTGGTGCGTAACTCAAATGGCGACACGGTTTACCGGTTCACGACTGGCGGTTCATCGGCTGGTGGTTCGACCGGGATTCTTGAGATTCCCGAGAATGACGTGGTCCCTTTCCGCCGGTATAACCCGGACAACGAGATGCGTGGCATGTCGCGTGCGGAGCCGTTGCGGTCGACGTTGGCGAATGAGGATGCGGCGCGTCGGGCTATTCAGTCGTGGTGGGTGCGTGGGGCTCGTCCGTCGTTGATGTTGTCGGCTCCCGCGGCGTTGTCTGAGCCGGCTGCTACCCGGTTGAAGGCGCAGGTTGATGCGCGTCATTCGGGTGCGTCGAACATGGGTGGGACGTTGGTGCTCGAGGAGGGCATGAAGCCCGTTGTGACGCAGTTGACGGGCGAGGAAATGCAGTACATCCAGTCGCGGCAGTTGAACCGTGAGGAAGTGTGCGGCGTGTATGACGTGCCGCCACCGGTGGTGCAGATCCTGGACCATGCGACGTTCAGCAACATCACGGAGCAGATGCGCAGCTTGTACCGCGACACGATGACGCCGCGTCTGGCTGATTTCGAGGATGTTGTCGACAAGTATCTACGGCCCGACTTTGACGTGTCCGGTGATTTGCGGGGCTTCTTTGCGTTGGATGACGTGTTGCGTGGCGACTTTGAGACTCGGGCGACGGCGGTTGGGAACTTGATCGAGCGCGGCGTGATGAAGCCTGCGGAGGCTCGCCCGTTGTTCGACTTGGGTGACGCTGGCCCGGTTGCCGACAAGTTGTACGCGAACGCGGCATTGCAAGAGCTGGGCAAGCCGGCCGAGCGCGTGTCGCTCACGGAGACGGGTCTGCCGGCCACCCCGGCGCAGCAAGACCTCATGGATGAGACGCAACAGGATGCGGCCGCGGCGGATGCAGCGAATGCCGCTGGAACTACTGGCAACGGCGGCAAGCAATTGCGCATCAGAGCGGAGAAGAAATGAACGTTCAGCACAAGGACGCGACGATCCAGAACACGGACGACACCTTTCCGGGGTCGTTCGAGGTGGTCCTGTCGACGAAGGCGAAGGATCGCGACGGGGATGAGTTGCAACCGGAGGACTGGAAGCAGCCGCTCCCGGATCACATCACCTTCGATGCTGACCACGGCATGTCGGTGGCGACCACCGTCGGCAGTGGCACGCCGACGATCGACGAGTCCGGGCGGATGGTCGTTCGAGGCACCTACTCGTCCCTGCCGCGTGCGCAGGAGGTTCGGACGCTGGTCAATGAGGGCCACATCCGGACCACGAGCGTCGCGTTCATGACGGAGAAGTCGCAGCAGAAGGACGGGACCACGAAGCAGGTCCGTGAGCTGCTAAACGGGGCGTTCGTCGCGATCCCATCCAACCGTGAGGCGCTCGTACTGGCATCCAAGGGGATCAAGGCCGGCGCGCGGAACAGCAAGTCGGACGCCGACCACATTCAGGCGATCCACGATCACGCGCTCGCGCTCGGTGCGAAACCGGCTGGCCCCGAGGATGACTCTGGTGCCGCGCAGGGTTCGACGGGCGGCAAGGCGCTTGCTGCACCCGCCGAGACTGCGACCGCTTCCGAAGATGACGGGTCGCCGGAGGACACCGCTGCCGGGCTCGACGCCGTCATCGATCAGGCTCTCGCGCTGATCGACGGCGTGGACGTGTCCGGGTGCCCCGAAGAGGTGCAGCAGGCCCTGGCGCTGTTGCAGGCCGCCGACGTGCAGTCGGACGAGCTGCTCGACGAGATGGGTGTGCCCGACCCAGACGAGGACGACGCGAAGTCGTTCGACAAAGAACTTCAAGTGGCCGCGATGCTCGCCGAAATCGAAGCGACCGCTTGGACCGGATGACGGTAACCGCCGGCATCCACAACTGAATAACCAAACAACTCCGATCCAGCCCGTCGAACCATTCGGCGGGTTTTTTCATGCCCACGAAAGGCAACGCGATGAGTGTTGAGAACTACCGCGAGGCGATGCGCGAACTGGCTGTCAAGGCTCAGAACGTCGCCAAGGACGAGCAGAAGTCCATCTCCGAGAAGCGCACCGAGATGGAGCGCATCCAGTCGGAGATCAAGGACTTCTCCGACAAGATCTACGTGACCGAGCAGGCGGCGTCGCTCGCTGCTGGCATGTCGTCCGGTGATGCCGGCGAGAAGGGCGCCCCGCAGGAGAAGGCCGAGGTCAAGCACGGCCCCGAGGGTTTCGTTACCTCGAAGGGTTTCCAGGACGCTGCTGACGCGATCCGCGCCCGCAAGCGTGTCGAGTTCGGCATGGAACTCGGCACCAAGGCGGCCGTTACCGTCGCTGAGGGTACGTCCCTGTCGGGTGGTTTCCCCAGTGGTATCGCGGGAACGCTGGCGATGCCCGACTACCTGCCCGGTATCGTCCCGATCCTGTATGCGCCGTGCCTGGTGCAGCAGTTGCTGGGTTCGGCGTCGACGTCGACGTCTTCGGTGTCGTACGTGCAGCAGTCGGCGGAGACCATCGCTGCGGCGGGTGTCGCGGAAGGCGGCGCGAAGCCGTACGCCGACGCGACTCTGGTCCGCAAGTACGAGCAGGTCGGCAAGGTCGCCGTCCTGGAGAAGATTACCGACGAGCTTCTCGCTGACGTGCCGGCTGTGCAGTCGTTCTTGCAGAACCTGCTCACCGGTCAGGTGCAGCGTGAGTGGGAGAATGCGGTCCTGAACGGCACCGGCTACCCGGAGGTCCAGGGTCTGCTCCAGCGCACCGGCCTCCAAACGGCCATCGCTTCGGAGTCCACTGGCACCCTCGCGGCGCCGTCACTGGTCATTGAGGACATCTTCGAGCAGATCACCGCGATCCGGTTCAACTCGTTCGTCGAGCCCAATGCGATCGTGATGAACCCGACCGACTGGGCGAACATCCGGAAGGCGAAGGATGCCAACGGTCAGTATTACGCCGGTGGCCCGTTCTCGAACGGCTCGTACGGTCAGTCGTCTGCCCCGAACGTGTACTCGCTGTGGGAGCTGCCCGTGGTCGTCACCCCGCGTATCGCGGCCGGCACGGTGCTGGTCGGTGACTTCAAGTCGGCGACCCTATTCCACCGTCAGGGCATCACCGTGGACATGACGAACTCGAACGTCAACGACTTCGAGAACAACCTCGTCACCCTGCGTGTCGAGGCCCGTCAGGCGCTCGTTGTGCCCCGCCCGCAGGCGTTCGGTACCACGACCATCACCTGGGCGTGAGCATGGCTTACGTGCAACATTTCGACGGGCACACCGAGCCTGTCGACGATGTGGTGGAAGAGGTCGGGGCCGATGGCGAACCGACCGGGCGCACTGTCACAGCGAAGGTCGTCACGGCCGGATCTGTGACCAGTGAGCCTTCCGCGTCCGACGTAGCCAAGACGAAGTAACGGGCCGACATGGTTTCCGCTGCCGATCTGCCGTTGCCTGAGGGTGTCACGGTGACGGATCCGCAAGCCGCGGCCGCATACGGCATCGTCGAGGACTACTGCGGTTGGTCGCTGGAGGCCGGCTCGTTCACGGCGACACTCGACAGCGACGGTGGCTCCGTTTTGGTGCTTCCGTCGCTGTCGGTGTCGGCGGTTCATTCGTTGGTGCTGAACGGTGCCGACCCGTATGGGAACCCGTGGCCCGCGTTGACGGCGAGTGTCGACTGGGATTGGCGTTCCAATGGTGTCCTGACCCGGCTGGGTGGCTTCTGCTGGCCCACCGGTGGGCAAGTCGTCACGGTGTCCTATGAGGGCGGTTATAGCCCTCTGCCGGATGGCGTGTTGGCGGTCATTGGTTCGGTCGCTCAACGGGTCGCGGCGCAGGCGTCGTTGCAGTCGCAACTGGAGAACGTTGGCGGCGTCCAGCAGAGTTGGACGTACGGGCAGTCGGTGACGGCGGGTGCTGGTCTGACGGCCATTGAGGCCGCAGTGTTGAACCGGCACCGGATCGCGACTGTCGCATGAGCCGCCTGCCGCGGCAGATGTGTCAGACGATCATGCGTGTCCGGAAGGTTGCGGGTGGTGAGAACCCGGACGGCACGCCGATCTTGTCGACGGTGTCTGAGGCGATCACTGGTTGCCTACTTGCGCCGTTGCAGGGTTCACCGTTTTCGGAGTCGCAGGGCGCGGATTTCGACCGGATCGTGTCC